GCCTTTAGGGACTAATACATAGCCTGTAGACAGCATTGTGACATCGCCAGTAAAGGTAGGCGTAGTAAATTGGGCAAACTCTACAGCATCACCAGCGGCAGTAGCAACACCCATTCCTGTAATCTTGTTACCACCCATTGCCAAGCTACCTGTGATCGGTGTTTGACCATCGGCAGCAATAGATTGAGTAAGGGCGCTCTGAATGTCAGATAGGGTTGAATTAGCCCATGTAGACGCTATAGTTGTGCCAGTTACTACTGGATTGCCAGCAGGTAGGGTATATGTACCCGATCCGTTTCTACTCATAATATGTCCTTATTCCGCTGCCGTACCAGCAGATTGCATTAATAACATTTTGGCTAAATTTGCCCGTTCCATTTCTTTTACTGTCTTTGCAGTCATTTTAGTGCCTTTAGGAATAGTTTTAGCTATTTCCATGTATGAAGCTGCTTGTTGCGGATTAAGCAAGGTTTGAGCAAATTGATTTGCCAATTCTTTATTAGCTTTCCCATAAACAACATCACTTGCTCTTGCCATTAAATTGCCAGCAGTTTCAGCTAAACCGCGTCTACGAAGCAAATTAGGCAAGTTAATCTGATTAAGCATATTGCCGTAAGCTAGTTTTTGAATAGTGTCAGAACCTACTCCGCGCCCAGCATTTTCAGCAAATTGGCTACGAGCCAAGTCTTGTTTGATTGCGTTTAAAGCATTTAGCTTTTCAGGTGAAACAGCGTTAGGAGCAATGTTCTCTAAGTTTTGAGCAAACTTACCAGCATACATTTTTTCATTTAATGGATTGATTGCTTTATTGGCAATACCTTGAATAACATCCATTTCATTGATTGGCTTAGACATTGCAGCATAGGTTTCTCTAGCGACTTTGTATTCAGGGCTAATTTGGTCATTTTCTAAGAATCCAACTAATCTATTTTTAGCGGCCACCAAACCAGCCATTTTATTCTTTTCAGCTGTAGACATATCAGGCTTTTTAAGACGCTCAATAGCATCGTCAATAGCCAGTTTAGTTTGATGTAGTCCTTGAATACTGCCTTTAGGATTATTGATGTCAATGCCTAAGTTTTTAGCATTAACTTGGGCTTGTTTCATTGCATCTTTAATAGCAGGGGTTTGAACCAATTGATTAACTTCTTTAGTCAATTCAGGGTTCAAAGTCATCTTTTTGCCAAAAGCAGCTTTATATAAATCTTCTGCTGTGCTTTCTCTAGTTAGGTTTAACGCGGCTCTTTCGCCTTCTGTACCAGCCAATTGATGCAAAGCAGCGGCACGGGCTTCGTTTTGGGCAACCTGTCTTGCAGCCATAGTATTGGTAGCTTCTTGAGAAACAGCGGTAGCTGATCTTTGTGCAGCAGCAAGGCTAGGAACTCCAGCAGCTTCGCCAACCGTAGGCATAGAGCCTTTTACTAATTCTTTCGCTTCTTTTAAATTGGCAACAGCTTTTTCAGCTTCATTGCCAGCATATTCTCTTAATGCGCGACCAATAATCTTTTCTCTGCCACCAGTATATAAAGGTTCAACTAATGCTTTTCCGACATTGTAGCCAGTTTTAAGCACTCCACCAGCAAAGGGAATAGCAGCACCTAAAGTGCCTTGAATACCAATGTTTTGGGCTTTATCTTCTTTGTATTGTTCAGGGGTTAAACCTACTTTTTCAGGAGTTAAAACACCTGATAAAGCACCCATGCCTGCGCCTTGGGCTACCTTTTGTGCAAAGCTAGGAATCATTCCTGTTGTACCAATACCCATATAAGGGGCAGCTTGTCCTACAGCACTACCAACTTGATTGATTGCACTACCAACATCACCCATTTGGGCTTGTGTGCCTGATTCAATCTGATTAATAGCATTAACCATGTTGTCACCAGTATTGCCACCACCGATCAACTTGTCATAAGCTTGAACTAATGCCGCTGGGGATTTAGCAACTCCTGTAGCAATATTGATTGGCAAGCTAACTGTGCTTGTTAAGGCTTGTTGTGCATCTTTTGTATAACCAGTAGGAGCAGAACCATAAGAAGAAGTATTAAGTGGTATGCCTTCAGGAGAATATTGAATATCCTGTGCGCTTTGGGTATACATATTGCCTTTTTCAGGCGGTTTTCCAGCTGTAGGATGTTGTTTTAATACTTCAGATACAACTTGATCTTGAGAAGCACCAGCAGGGCCTTCAATCTTGTATGTATTGCCATCAGGAGCAGCTATGGAATATGTAGGCATTATTTTACCACTTTAGCTTGTCCCCATAAACTTGGGGTTGCTTGTTGTGCAGGAGCAGGAGCAACAGGAGTTACAGGGGCAATAGGATTTGCTTGTACACCTAATCTTGCGCCTTGTGGCCCAGCAGCAATAGCTATATCATTTTGTGCTTGTTCACGCATACGGGCTTTTTGAGCAATAACAGCTGGAGTATCACCAATATCAGGGAAATAAGTTTTTCTGTTGGCTTCAATTTCGTGTGCATTTGTGCCAGCACCTGTTTTAAATCGTAAATAAGCTTCAGTCCATTGATTTTGAGCTTGTTTAGCTTGTTGTGCTGAAGCAGGTGTCAAAAAGTTAAACATTCCACCAGCCATATTTGTGCTTAATTGAGCTTGTGGTTTATTAGGATCAAACCCATTTTTATAAACATTATTTAGTTCATTATTTGCGCCAACCATTTGACTGTGAAAAACAGCAGCTTTACCTTGTGATTCATTTAAAGGTTTGCCATTTTGCATTTCAAAAGCAGCTTTTTGCTGTTCAAGGTTAAGCCTTGCGCCACTTAAACCTAATTCAGCCTTTTGGTATGGAGTTAATTGATTTTTAAAGTCATTAAATGTACCTTTAAATCCATCAGCTTTTGCAATATTGTATTCAGTAACACTTTCAGGTGTTTTAGGAATCATATTACTAACTAAAGCAGCCTTGTATTCTGATCCAGCACCGTAAGGGTTATTAGTATTAATTTCACGCAAAGCACCAGCCAAATCAGGTTTAGTAGCAGCTTGAACTGCTGTAGGCATAGGAACATTGCCTGCATAAGGCCCAGCTAATTCTGTAGTTTTTTCAGGAGTTCCAGTAATTAAATTAGTTATTTGTTGTTCTTTTGTAGCTTTACCTGTACGGATTTTTTCTGCTAACTTCGCAGCTTGTTCATCACTTTGTTTGCCAATATAAGCACCAGCAAGCATATTAGCTACTGGGTTAAGCATTTGGGTAAAAGAAGGCGCAACAAAACGACCACTAATCATTTGACCTTGTGGTTGTTGATTTTGAGCCATTAACATATCAGCAAAGCGTTGCTGACGATTAATTAATTGTTGTTGAGCATAATCTTCAGGGCTTAAAGTGCCAGCTTGTAGTGCATTAAATGGTTGTGTAGTATCTGCCATATTTTTCCTTATGCTGCTGCTGCTGCTGCTGGTGCTGCTTCTTCTGCTGCTGCACCTACACCTTCAAGTGCGCCACCACTACTAAATAATCCCCCAAACCAATCACCAATACCGCCTAAAGCATCCCCTAAACCACCCCAAGCATCACTTAATCCGCTACCAATCCAATCCCCAGCACCAGACCACGGGCTATCACTCAATCCTGCATCTTGTTGCGCAAGCATAATACTTTGCTGTGAATAAGGGTCTGTACCATAAGTATTTGCAGCCGCTGATTGATTCCAAGGAGCATAAGCACTTAAATTATTGCTTGTAGAGCCACCAAATGAATAAGGGCTAGTAATTCCACCTGTTGATGTAGATTGATTTTTTAACATATTAGCCATAGTCATTGGATTCATTCCACCCATTCCACCACCGCCTTGTTGTTGCCTAGGTTGCGCCAATTGGTGTTGTTGCCGTAATTCATTAGCCAAATATTGTTGCTGTGCATTGGTATTTTGAAATACAGGGCCAAGACCTTGTTGGTCTTGTGACATATATGACGGAACTTGGGTGATGTAAGGGTTAGCCATTTAACATTCCATAATTAACAATTTTGTAGCCGTCATTTAGTGTATGGATTGCATAAGGGAACACTTGCTCAACTTCTTGAGCCATATAACCATAATGAACGCCATGTCCAGCCAATTCGTGATCCTTAAACTCAGGTTTGTATTCAAACTTATACACAGTCAATCCATTATCAGCTACGCCAATTGGAGTAATGTTTTCTTTAACACGAATATCTGAATATTTAAGAACTGCTGCACCGCCTAAAGTACCGCCAAGACCCATCAAACCGCTATTAAAGTTAGACTGCGCTGCTTGGGCAGCATTGTATCCAGCTAAGTTGTAATTACCTGTAGCTGTAGCAGCCCCCAACAAATCTGCGCCAGCAGTTGTAGCTTGTTGTGGTGTATTAATAAATGTAGGGTTTTGAACTTGTGCGCCAGTACGTAATGCACTTAAAGTATTAAGTGGCATATTGTAATTGGTCATAGCTTGGTTGTAAGCGTTTTGATTTGCAGCCAAACCAGTATTAAAGCCTTGAGTTGTATTAGCAGCATACAAATCATTCTCTTTTTGCGCTTGATTCATTTGCGCTCTGTTATAAGCCTCAGAGCCTACGGGTATACCCGAATTAGAAAGCTGATTTGCTAACAGTTCACGCTGTTGTGAAAGCTGTGGGGCAAGCCGTTGCATTGCAGCATCTTGGTAATTCTGACCTGCATTGATTCCAACTTGCGGCAAAGTAGGATTAAATGGCCGTGACATTGTGTTTTGCACATTGCTAAGCTGTGAATTAATCGATGTCCCAAGACCTAAACTAGCAGCATTTTGCTGATCTAAAAGTTGTTGTCCAACATTGTTAAGGGATGTAGTAGCAGTCCAAATAGGATTGCCTTGTTGGTCTAAACCATTTTGAGAATAATTTAAACTACCGTAAGGGGTAACTTGGTTTACACGATTAGCAGCCGTAGCTGTTTGAGCAGCCTGTAAATTACCCGCTGCTGTTGCTTGTGCTGCACCTGTGTAATCAGGAGCAGGTGGGGGACTTGGTGCATCCCCTAACCCTAAAAATCCACCACCACCCATACTATTCTCCTCTTGCTGTTCTTAAAGGGCATTTGATGTCGAGAAATCGACAATCTTCACGCCTCATAGCCATAATCACTAAATCTCCATCCATGTGAGCATCAGGGATTTCGGCTATTACTTTAAAACCAAGGTGTCGGTTTAGTCTAAGGGCAGATTCATTATCTGCACAAACTTGCCCTAGTATAACGCTAACTCCAAGTTTATTAAAGGGATAATCGAAAGCCGCCCACAATAAATCTCTGCTCATCCAGTTCACTTCATCTACCGCAGCAATGTGCATTTGCACCGCTTTTGGCATAAATCCGTTAAACCCTACTACTGCTACTAAATTGCCGTCAATTTCTTGACCGATTGAAACTGTATCTGTAGACATTGGATGATTCATTAACCGAACCAGCCAATCACCCATGTATTGTTGATCTTCTGTAGTAACCCTTCTCACAGTACCCCGCCACGCTCCATTACATAATCGACTGATGCCCAATGAAAGTCTATTCCTTGAGATGCCACATTTAAGTTAATTGAAGCAGAAAAACCTGTTCCTGTCACGCCTTGCCAATACTTTGTAGTCACAAGACCACCGCCCCAATTTTTACCATCCCATTTAGCAGAATCCCAATAGCCTACTTGATTAATTGTAGGATTAAAAGCTAACTGGTTAGTAAGCGGAACTGTGTCAAAATCGGTGCTAATACCGCATAGAACAGTCGGTAAGCCGTTATCTGTTTGAAAGATAGGTCTTACTAAGGTAAAGCGTTTAAGCTGCCCACGGCTGTCAAAATAGTTGTAGGCTTGTTGGCAGTTTGCCGTGATATTGGCGTTATTGTCAGAAAATCCGTTAAAAAACAATCCAACATAGCCATCACCACCAAAGTGCATATCTTGGTCACCTGATACGGTAAAGCAATAAGCCTCAATGCCTGTAAATCTAGCCCATGACCTATTAATTGTGTTCATTACATATTGCTCCATACCGTTGTTGGTAGGAATAGAAAGAATCAACATATTGGCTTCAGCTAAATAACTCATTTGCCAGCCAAAATTAGTAGCAAAGTTACTAGCAGCTAATGAAACAGCGTAGTAAATCTTATCAGTCAGGTTAATACGGGGATCAAGGCGGTCTGATTGCAATGAAGCAGTTAGCGGTAAAAGGCCATCTTGCGTCAAAAGAAGCAAATCACCGCCCCATTTGAAAAAGCATCTACGGCTAAAGGTTTGACCAAATTGCCATAAACCTTTCATAGCCCAGTTATTAGGGTCGCTAGGGTCAAATCCTTGATAAACAATAACCTCGCCCATACTGGATACATATACAGCAAAGTCATCTACACCGTAACCAGCGTCAATTGTCCATGTTCCCATAGCTTGCAAGAAACCGCCATTGCGATAAAAAGCACCTAAAGCAAAGCTAGTAGCAGCACCTGAAATTGCTTGTACATCAAGATACCAAAAACTTAAGCTGTTGTTTTGACAGAAATAAAGGCGGTTTTTAAACAAATTGACATTGACAAATGTATTGCTGTTTACGCCTGTAATGCCCGTAATTGTGTAAGTTCCCATAACGGTAGCATTGCCACTTGGGGCTGTTGCCATCGTATAGGTAAATGTACTTGCACCTGTTACAGTAATGACATAAGTGCCATTAAATTGAGTAGGCGTAGCACCTGAAATAGATACACGATTACCAGTAATTAAATTATGCGGTGCAGCGGTAGTTAGCGTAGCGGTTAAGTTGCCTGTGCCACCCCTAGTAATACTGCTAATAGTTTGAGCAGTTTGGGTTGTAGCCATGTACGCCCAAGCTGTACCGTCATATATAAGAGTAGGGTCTACGCCATTACAAGCAATAATAAAATCGCCACCAGCGGTAGACATATTGACATATTGCCATTTGGAATTAGAAAGACCTGTGAATACTACGCTTGCCGTAGAACTGGTTGCGTCATAAATACTTGTGCCAGCAAAGGCAAAAAGCTTATAGCCTTGAGCATTGTTGTACGGATAGTTAATGATTGTATTAACTTTGCCAGTAATACCTGTGCTATATTTAGACCAGCCTTTTCTTAACTGTACATCGGTAGGAGTAGGCCAAAAATTGACCATCTCTACCGCATCTAAAGGCGGCATTTCAGCTAATGAATCTCGGTTATTCCAGCCCCCGATTGGCGCTGCCAATGAAGTAGTATTGGCGTTTCTACCTTGTGCTTGAGCCATAATTATGACCCATAGCCAGTATCAGGGATATTAGCCCATCCGATAAGGACTGCGCTAGGAGCAGGAGCAAAGGACAATGTAGCAGAACCCTTGTCATTAGCTTTAGCAACAGATAAATAACGCTGGTAGTCTTGGCTTAAAGCAGTAGTATCAAATGACTTGATTTGGAAGTATTTAAGCTTTGTCGCTAAAACTATAACGGTGTCATCTAATACGGTTGTGTCTGTGTCAGCAGTAAAGCTATTCTTTACATTACCTGAGGCATCCCGTACAAAACCCTTAGAACGGTATTCAAAACCTAGATATTCTTGGGTATTGTAAGGTGGCCAAATTTGAAATTGACTACCAAGAAT